CATACACTACTTGTTCCCTTTCAAAAACTTCTCGCGCTCTTCAAGGAGTTTGACCTTGACCTGAAGGTCATTGATGTCCTTGTAGATTTGCTCTTTCATAATAGCCCTGCGCTCGGCGCTGATCGGACTGTCAGTCGGCACGCCTTCTTTGGTAATCAGAGCAGGCATCTGCCCTTCGATCTTGGTCAGACGCTCAGAGAAGGACGCCACTTGGCCTAAGAGCCAAGCAAGCGCAGCCACCACGATGGGAATGACTGCCTTGAGTACGTCTGACCAAGCCATGTCTTACTCCGGCTGTGCGGGCCAGTTGACGGTCCAAGGGAACCCAGCTTGCGAGGTGATGTCGCGCAGGGCTTGGCGGTGGGTTGCCCACGCAGCCTTGTCCCCCGGGGCGTCTGCCACCTGAGTCCAATCAGAGGCCGCAAGACGTCGATTGCGTTCGGCGCGAATATCTGCCGCTTGATTCTCTGCGGCAATTTGCACTTCTGATGGAGTTTTGTCACGAACGGTCCAACTTACGTGCCATTCATCCCCAACCCGAATTGGCGCACCAGCCTCACAAACTTTTACGCTTATGTCAACGGGTGGAGCAGGCAGTTTCATTACCCGCACCAACTCAAACCCCTGCAAGTTCCGCTCGGTGCCTTGGTAGTTGTCAAACACCGTGGCGTATTTAAAGTTGGTGTTGGGGTTGTCAGCAAACAAATCGACTTCGCCATAAGGGAAGCGAACGACACCGCCGTCTTTAATTTCAGCAAGAATAATTTCCACTGTTCACTCCTGTTAAGCGTAACGATAACTCTGGAACCCATTTGTGGTGCCAAGCGTTGTAGACGCGCTTGGGCTTGGAAGCGTAGTACCCGTTGACGGACTGTAAGTGCTTAGGCTAACGCTTGATGTAGATAAAGACACCGTTGTGGGGGTAACACTAAGCGTTACAGCACCCGATACTGCGTAGTTCCCGGGACCAAATCCAAGCGTTGAAACTTTCATCGCCAACGCATAGCCAGAAACAGTGTCGCCCCCGACAACTCCAGTAACAAAAATACTATTACCATCGTCAGAAACGGTGACACTATTGAGATAGCAAGAAGGTGTCGAGCAAGATATTTTACTGGCCCACAGCACATTGTACGATGGCGTACATTTTGCAATCACTCCAAAACTGCCGGAGGTGCCAACAAGGTAAATGCTGCCAGACGCATCTTCCGCTATTGCCGTGACATTAATACCTGTTGCAGACACTTTAACCGGAGAAGAGGCCGGGTTTGCTTGATTAACGACACCAAATGAACTGCCGCCCGCAGGCAAATAAATTTTTGTTGCGCCCACTGTACCCTTAGAGAAACCAATACCGCCAAACGCGGTGTAACAATTCCAAAAGGTCATGTTGCCGCCCGTACCGATTCTTATAAGATCGTAGTAAGGGCCACCGGCGCTGTAGTCTCCATTAAATGCTGTTGCCCACACGTTACCGGATGAGTCTATGCCAGCAATGTAGCCATCTTTTTGCGTAGTAGTCCCTGTATATGCATTATAAGCAGCCACAGGAACTAGCGATGTGTTTGTTCTAAAGAACCGTACACCATTGTTAGAAAAACTTTCGGGAGCACAAAACCACATATCACCAGTGTTGGATACCGCGTTATTAGAGAAATCACGTTCTATTTGATTCCCTGCTATAACAGTTCCAGAGGCGTTCATCGTAAAAAACGCACCCGCGTAAGTCGCGCTGGTAAAAGAACGCCCCGATGCAACTAAGCGATTAAGCGATCTATTCCAAGTAGTCCAAGTGCTTATTATTGTTGGATAATTGTTTGGGGCAAAATTTCTGTTGAATTGCACAACCCCAGTTGAATTTATTTTAGATACCAGCAACTGTCCGCCAGCGTTGCCGGATGTTGCATTATTTGGTCGCCAACCTAAATAAATATCGCCACTACCGTCAATAATCTCTGTTATTGATTGCGAAACATTACCCCAACTTTGAGAACCTGCTCCGCCCGTGTTATCTACAAGAAGCGTAATAAAGGATGGCGGAATTGCTTTTCTGCCGCCGGAGAAGCCAAAGCCTCTGGCAGATGCTGCGCCTCTAGTAGAAAGAAGTGGCATTTGACGCCCCTTTAAGCAAACTGAGTTTGAGAGGCAAACACCGAGAATGTGGCATTGGCCGTCTTGACCACGGTGTAGGAATAGATGTCCACACTACTAGCGTTACCGCTTGATGGAGCCGTGCCTCCTTGCCACCGGGTCGTCACCCCCGAGGTCGTACCATCCACCTGCACCGAGGTGTTGTAGTAGGCTGTTCCGCCGTTGGTTACCAAGAACGCCACCGTCACCGACTGTCCTGTGGATAAGGCCGTGTTCAGACTCGTGACGCTTGATGCCCGCAGGTTGACCGTCCAGTTCGCAGAGGCATTGGAGGTGTAGAACAAGACCGACTGCGTGGTGATGTCGTAAGCAATCGTACCGGTAGCGGCAGTGGCTGAAACAGTGGTGGTTTCAGCGGCGTCGTTGAGCACCATCGCCAGCGCGCTGGAAGTGCCGCTGAAAGTCTGCGTGCCGGTGAAGGTGTTGTTGGCCGAAGTAACAGGGATGCCTGCCCCCGACAAAGAAGTTGCGCCAGTACCACCCGAACTAACAGACAGCGCATTGGCCAATGTGACGCCACCTGCGCCTACGGTCAGTTTTGTGGAGCCTGCTGCTTGCAGCCCCAGTTCGCCAGAAGCATCAGCAGTGACGATTGCACCGCCAACGACGGTGTCTGCATTGATGAAGGTGGTCATGGGTTACTCCTGGTAAGGGAAGCGGGTTTTGATCTCAGCCACCTTGGCCTCCCACTCCTGCGCAGTCGCTTCACCGCGCTGCGCCTTGAAAAACAGCGGATCAGCTTCCGCCTTGTATGCGGACTCGCGCTTCTGCTTCATCTCAGCGTTGTGGCGGGCTTTTGCATCAGCCGCCCACGCAGCCTCTTGAGCGTCCCATTCGGCTTCTTCTTCCGGGGTGAAGGGAACCGGCCCTTCAGCCGTCATGTGATGTCGTCCCATGATCACTCCTTAACTGTTCTTGATGCCGTAAAGACGGAAGGTGCCGGTGGCCATGTTTCCAGCAGACATATAAAACTGGAGCCCAGTTAAGGCCGAGGTGCTATCAATGTGCCATCCTGTTCCAGTATTACTAGAAACATCAGTGCTGCTACTACCCAATCCAGCCGCACAAAAAGTTAATCCCTTATAGATAGAGGTACTTGACGGCATCGAAAAGAATATTTGCCCCATGCCTGTCCTAGCAGAAGCGTTACCCATTCCAAATCGTATTAAGTCAATTTGAGTGGTTACGTAATTCGTGCTTGACGACGTGGTTGGGAATACATAAAACGACATGCTTGTGTAGTTGCTTGTTTGGTAACTACCATCAAGTCTAAGCCTACATCTAAGTTGAACGCTATCACTTGCAGGGCGCACGTTACTAAAAATAATTGCGTAGTTATCGTACGTGCTGTCGATACCCGTTTCAAGCACAACCGTTGCGCTATTACTGGCCGTTACACTGGCCAAGAAAACCCAAGACCCACCGCCCGCAGGAGCCGTGCTCTGCCACGTCGTGCCGTTTGAAGTCAGCACGTTGCCGTTGGTGCCCGGAGCCACGACCTGGACAGCCGAGGTGCCGTTACCCAACAGAACATTGTTGGCTGTCAGTGAGGTTGCCCCAGTACCGCCGTTGCCTACAGGCAGCGTACCCGTCACCCCGGTAGCGAGGTTGACCGTGGGCACCGCACCAAACGACGGGGCGCTTGATCCATTACTGAGCAGCACCTGACCCGCAGTGCCTGCGGACGTGAACGCCAGTTCTGTACCGTCACCATACCCCACACCACCAGCGGTGGGGGTGTTTGATCCATCAATTGTTACGGGCATGATTTACTCCGGCTGGGGGATAGGTTCTGGAGCAACCCAATCAGGGTTGGGCGTCCAAGCGGTGCCGTCAAACAGGTACTTGCAGCCAAACCAGTCGTCGGGTGCAGTGATGTTTTCATGCAGCACAGCGTTTGCGGAAGTGCAGTCAGGTATGTGCATGTCAACCGGGTCGCCCGCCTGGGTCATGGCGTCGCCGACAACCACTGGCACTTCATCTGCCCACAGGAACAAAGAGACGTTCGTGTCTTTCCAAACAAGCGTTTTCACGGTCTATCCCTTCACGAGAATCGAAGTTGCGCTCAATGCCAACCCCGCATATGGCTGAGTTGTTGCGGAACTATTTAGGGTTCCATCCGCAACAACATGATATCTGTTGCCCGCCGTCAACCCAGATTGAGCAGAGTTACGTGCCCCGACAACATTTATCGTTGCCGTTTGCCCGTTGGTATAAGACGCGCTCGAAAAACCAGCGAAGTTGGAGGATGTAAGATTTGAGGTTATGTTGGTAAAAGTACGCCCTGCGACACCTGTGCTGCCATTGCCCGCACATACAACAAACTGTAGGTTTATAGGGTCTACAGTAGCAATTGGCTTATATGTCAACGTAGAGCCAGGGCTCACATCTTGCAAAGAACCAGTGCTACTTGAAGTGCCTGTTACAGTGACCGGAGCCGCATACACTACGCCGCCACCATTACTGTTCTCGGCAATAAAAAAAGTAACATTCGATCCCGGCATCGTTCTGAACTGAGTTGAAAACGAAGTAAACGAATAGCCAATTGAGCCGGAAGGAGAACCAAAAGTAAGCGTATAACTTGACAAGGAGGCAACACGAATCACATAACTACTTCCCGAAACATAGGCAAAAACAAAATTCCCACTGGGTACATCATATCCTGTCGCTATTCTATAGTTGGAGTTGCCTGTCGTCTTTACAGAAGTGGCTGCGCTAAGGTTGGTAATTGTCACCCCCGACGAAGGTAATTGCGCGACTCTTGCCCACAAATATTCGTTCGTGCCTTGATAAAAGAAAATTACCTTGCCTGTTGACGGTTCAGTTGTGACCGAAGTTGTAACGCCGTTATAGTTGGCATTATCCAATCCAATATCACTGCCGTTATAAAAATAACCGGAACTGTCCGTGTATCCACAGAATGCGGCAACATAAGCATTTGCTATATAATCGGTATACATCACAACGATTCTATTGACCGTTGCGTTATAGGCCGCGCTAAGTCCCTCATAGTTAGAGCCCGACGGGTTTATCGACGATAAGTTCTGAACTACGCTTACTGTAAGTAAAGATGTTATTTTGCAGGAAGAATAATATAAACCTGTTCCAGTGCTGTTGATCCAAAAACACACATGAGTGTTTGAGGAGGGATCATAAACGCTAGTGGTTGGTTTATTACTTTCGTTCCCGCTAACATTGGCACTGCTCTGTACGAGAGTGGCGGTGCCCCAAGAAATCGTGGAGCCCGAAACAGTACCAACGACCGCATATAAATATTGGTTATTAGAATCCACGTAGTAGACCAAGACCGCGTTTCTCAGCGTGTCGTATGTCGCTGTGGGCTGCCGTACATTACCAGTAGCTACCGCCCTCGACGCATAAGTTCCGGAGACATACGACCCGGCTGTTGCTGCCACCGCACTTACTGTGCCGTTGGAGTTGAGAACGACGGTGCAACCGTTAGGGAGTGTTCCTGAAGCCACCGCCGTGATTGATCCGGCAGACGGCGCAGGGGCCGTGCTCTGCCATGTCGTGCCGTTGGAAGTCAGCACGTTACCCGCCGTACCTGGCGCAACCACTTGCACAGCAGAGGTGCCGTTACCCAACAGAACATTGTTGGCCGTCAGGGAGGAAGCGCCTGTACCGCCGTTGGCAACCCCCAACGTCCCAGTAACTGCCGAAGCCAAATTAAGCCCGGAGGTGCTGCCCGTACCGCCTGATGCCACAGGCAGTGGCTGAGCAAGCGTCACGACTTGATTGGTGCCGATGGTGACAGCGGTGGTCGTGCCGTTGGTCTGCAACACCAACTGGCCGGTGGTATCCCCAGAATTGACTAGGGCGGTGCTGGGGGAGGTGCCTGCGGAAATGGTACTCATGTTTGCTCCTTAAATCACGACCCAGCGTTGGCCGGAGGATACGGTAACAGTCTGCCCGGAGGCAACTGTGATCGGGCCAACCGAGAAGGCGTTCGATCCCGTGGGTACGGTATAGCTCGTCGTTACCGTGGTCGTGTTGACAATCAGTGCGCCGCCCCCTTGCGCAGGGCTGCTAATCGTTTGCCAAGTCGGCAGTGCCCCTGCACCCGCCGAAGTCAGCACCTGACCCGAACTGCCCGTGCCGGATACCGTTTGGAACGCACCCGTGGATGTCGTACCGCCGGTTAGCAGAGCGTAGGCTGTGGCGCTGGTAACGCCCGTGCCGCCGTTGGGGACCGTGAGCGCGTTGGTCAAGCCCAGGGTGTTGGCCGTCAGCGTCGTGCCATCAAACGTCAGGTTGGCAGAGTCGGTCAGGTTGCCGCTTGCCCCCGCGTAGGTCACGCGCCCCGAAGTCAACGAAGAGTCTGCAAAGCTGGCCGCTGTCAGCGTCGTGCCATCAAACGTCAGGTTGGCAGAGCCCGCAAGGTTGCCACCGTTGTTGTACTGGACCTGGGTGTTTGAGCCGCCCGCCGATGCGCCGATGCGCACAAAGTCAGAACCGTTCCACGCCACCAGCGCCTTGTCACCCGAGGCAATCGTCACGCCCGTGGTCGGGCCTGCCCCCACAATCTTGACGGACTGCGAAGTAGACGTGGAGTTGATGACGATGTAGGGCTTGCTTGCCGCAGGAGCGGTGATCGTCAAAAGCGAAGCGGGGTTGCCCGTGCAGTTGATGATCATGTACTGGGACGAACCAGTCGATCCCGACCCAGCCTGAGACAGCGACGCGGCTGTCGTCTTGCTCAGCGTTACCGCTGTTTGGGAACCACTGATGGTCTGAGTACCCGCAACCGCACCATCAAGGTACTGCGTGATGTAGTCGTTGACCGTGTCGCCCCATGTGCCGGACAGTTCGCCCGTAACCGGGAGAGCAAGGCCCAAGAGGGAGGTATACGTGGTGGGCATTTAATGCTCCTATTCCGTTGGAATCACAGTCCAGTTACCGGACTCCGCGTTGTCGATATTCTGCCAGTTGGCGTTCTCGGCGTCATCAATTAATGACCAGTAGAAAACCCCAAACGAGCCAACCCTGCCCATTGCTTGATTTCCGGTAATCGCCACCAGTCGTGCGCCAACAGAGACTGACCCTACCGCCCCGCCTGCGGCCACACCCGTAAGGGCCATCACCTTGGTCGGGACTTCATTACCCAGCAAGCCCTGCGCACTCACGCCCGTGAGAGCAACGATACGCTCAGCCACAGTAACGGAGCCAACCGCTCCGTCCGCTTGGACACCCGTGACAGGGCGGGTGAACTCAACCGACCCGACTGCACCGGACGCAGCAACCCCGCTCAGGGCTACCGTTGTCGTTGGCGTGGTGTTGCCAACACTGCCAGTGGCCACCAACCCCGTTTCAGCATCAGACGTGTTGGGCGCAACCGTTCCGATTTGGCCAGAAGCAGCAACCCCTGTCAGCGCAATTTGCCGCTCTGCTACAGAAACGGAGCCAACCGCGCCATTTGCCTGAACCCCGGTAAGGAAGGCTTCCTTGTATATCTCGGTACCAACCGTGCCTACGGCGCCGGATGTGGACACCCCAGAAATGGCGACGACGTGCGCCGGGCCTACCGTTCCAACAGAGTTGTCCGCGTGGACATCCGTGAGTTCAGGGGTCGGCCCAGGGAAGACTATCTCGACGTTGCCATCGAGGAAGACGCCGCTCAGTTGTACAGATTGCGACTGGACAACTGACCCAACAGCGCCGGAAGCAGCGACTCCCGTAAGGGCGGGGGCCTGAGCGGCAGCAACAGACCCTACCGCACCAGACGCGGCAACACCCGTCAGCGCAACGGTGACGGATTTACCAACAGAACCTACGGCACCTGTTGCTTGGTTACCGGCGCCCTCTGCTTGAGAGCCGCCCCAAGTATTACTGCCCCAGGTGTCGTAACCCCATGCGGTAGCCATACGTTACCGCCGCAGGGGGATTAGGTCGTCGCCAGACGCAGCAGAGCGTTTGTCGTGTTGTTGGTCGGCATCGTCAGGGTGAACGTACCTGCCGTCACCGTCTGCGAACCAAACGTGTGGACGCTCACTGCCTTGTTCGACTTCGTGGAGTTGTAGATCAGCACGGCATCAAACGGGGTCGTCAGCGTGACGTTGGTGTACGAGATGCTGGCCGAAGGAGTCCAGTACGCCACACCCGCCGTTGCCGTCGAGTTGGCAGCGATAGGAGCCGTACCGTTGGTCACAGCCACACCGCCTGGGGTGTAGTTCGTGCCCGTCACCTCGCCCGAAGTGGAGTAGGCGGTGGTGGCCGCGTTGTACGTAGCCGTGGCGTCGTACAGAGCAGCCTTGAAGGTGTCGCCCGTAGAAGGCGTGAAGTTGTGCGTGGCCGTCAGGAGTTCTCCCATGAACGACGTGCACATGCTTTGGGTGTTTGCCATTTGGAGGCTCCTTTTTAACCAATAGACGCTGCTTCAGCGCCGATGAAAGTGGGCATCTTCTTCAACTGAACATGCACCGAACGGTGAACAAGTTCACCCTCATGCCAGTACTCGACCCAGGTCGTGTACTCGTTTTCATTGTCCGTGACCCCTTCTTTTTTCTCAAGAAGAGACTCGTCCATATCGCCCTTGGTGGTGAAGACGGTGGCCATCAAGTAATCCTTATCAGTGCCGCATCAGGGTTGTTGGGTGGAAGCTGAATCTGGAAACTCTGGCTCAACATCGTCTGATCGATACCAAAGTTTAGAACAGCAATCGACTTGTTGGCCTTGGATGCGTTGTAGATCAACGCGCCACGGGTAGAGAACGTCGCTGCGATCCAGGTCGGATTATTAAACGACGCATACGCAATCCCGTTGCTCAAGTTGACCGAGACGTTGACCAGGACCTCTCCCCCTGCCACATAGCCGGGTCCAGAAACCTCCGCCGCGGTGGTGTAGACCAACGTGCCGGGGCCCAGAACAGCCGACGACGTGTACAGCGCAACCTTGAGCGTGTCCGTCTCAAGGTCATGCTGGCCCAGCAGAAGCTGCTCCTTGAAGCTATTGGTCAAGCCTGCGGTAATCACGTCACTGCACCTTCAACTTGACTTGACCATCGCGATAGGCATCGCCACGCTGCTTGGCATCGCCCAGGTTCTTCAGAAGCGCCAGCGCCTCCACGTACTTCTGGTTGTACAGGCCCATCATGTCGGCCTCGCCCTTCATGTAGGTGTAGGCTTCCACCAGCGAACCGTACAGCAGCACCGTGTCGAAGTTATCGCCAAGCCAGCTCGTGCCCGCATCGACAATCGACGTGGGATAGTAGTAGTAATGCAGCTCTACCTGATAGTTGGCGTTTGGCGTAGGCCCCAAAATAAACGTCAACTCGTTTGTGATCGTTGATCCCGCCACGGTCGGGCCAAAAATGGCGTAGTACTTGGGCAAGGCGGTGTACGTCGGAGACGGATAGACCTGCCGAATGAAGTTGACGTCCTTGTTCTGCAAGTACGTGTAGTTGCCCTGCGCATCAACCACGGCCAACGAATACGTGGACAAATAATCATCCGGGGCAGACAGGTATTTGTTGCCGGTGGCAGTGGTTCCCACCATGTTCTTGCGAAGATTGGCAAGCTGAACCGTGTTGTAGATGCGCTGCTCAGCCTGCTTCACAAACGTAGGAATCTGCGCCGCGAACGAGGGGTCCTGGTTCTCGGTGTACGCAATGATCGCCGCAGTGAGTTGAGCGTAGTTCATGTAATGCTCGTCTGAACCGATCCAAGGATTGCATCTGCCCACAAGGGCTTGGCATACGGCATTGGCATCATGCCAACACTGGCAAACGAAGTGTCCACGGTGAACCCCACGAACACCGTCACGCCCATTGTCGCTTCAGGACGGGGCTGATACAAGGCCTGCGGCTCGGTAATCGTGCGCTTGGGCTCCAACTGCGGATGCTTGGGCTCATAGCACTCATCGCAGACCTTGAAGCCCTTCCAGTCCTTGATCAACGAATTAAGCTTGAACCGTTGGCCACACTGGTCGCACAGCGCAATCGCGAACTTGCCTGATGCAAACCCAGCGCCCATGACTACCTCGTCGTGTAGGTCGGGACAGCGAAGTAGCTGGACCGCTCACGGTCTTCCGTAGCAGCCCGGAAGAACTCTTCTTCGTAGAACGATTTGAGGATCTGGATGCGGTCTGGAGCCTTCTTGATGGCCAGATAGTAGGCAAGGCCTGCGATCAAGCACGGCAAGAACCGGAACGAAATGTCGGCCGTGTTCGTGTACGCCCCAGTGTCCTGGATGCGACGAATCACGTAGTACCGAAACTCGTAGGTAGTCGTAGCATCCGGCGCCGGGTACAAAAACAGCTTGGCTGGGGCCGTGCGCTGCACAAAGTACTGCGCAGGGCGTGACCGCGTGTTCTTGTTGGGAACGTGCAGGTACTCGGCGTAGCCAATCCGGTCGATGGTGATGTCCTGCTGGTTCGAGGTCCCCGCATTGGTGCGGATGACCGCGGACAGGGCGTCCACCGTGTCGTCCGGCAGCGTGTACTCGTACTGGCCAACAACCAGCGGAATCTGCCGCTGCTCAATGGTCCACAAGTTCAAGCCGCGGTTGGCCCACTCCGCAAACATGAGGTTGATCGAGCGCAGGGCGGTCTTCATGTCGTAACCGTCCCGATTCTCATAGCCGCAGCGTTCGTACGCTTCGGTGATGATGTCATCGAACTCCAGATTGAAGTTCGACGTGCCCGATGTAGCCATGATTTAGTAGATGGTTGCCTTGCGAGCGCGAGCGGCGCCCACGCCGCGGACTTGCACCACGTCACCAGTAGAAGCCTTTTTGACCGGCTCGCTCATGGTCTTGCCCTGGGGGCCAGCCGTGTCAGCGCCAGAGGCAGAGATCTTGCCGCCCTTGGGCACGCCCTTCATGGCCATGCCGCCGTCCTTGAAACCCTTAACGGCGATGCCCTGACCACGCTTGGCCAGACCGCCCTTCTTGTAGTTGCCGTTCATCATTTCTTGCCGCCTTTCTTGGCTGGTTTGGACATCCCGGCCTCGCTCAAGGCGATGGCCACTGCTTGTTTGCGATTGGTCACCTTCTGGCCAGACGAGGACTTCAGTGCCCCGGTCTTGAACTCATGCATGACCTTTTCCACTTTCGCGGGCTTCTTATGAGAGGGCACTGCGCTGCTCCTTTATAAAGGCATCCAACTTCTCGTCAAGCCTGTCCAGCCGAACAAGCACCCGATTGATGTCGCTGTGGACATCCGCCCGAGTGACAAACTTTTCCGCGTTCTCTTCCCGCGTCTTGCTCAGCAAAATAGACACGCGCTTGAGCTCGTCGTGCATCGACTTGACCCAAAGCAGTGCTGCCGCGGACGCAAACGACAGCACGATGTTCCATATCAGCACTTCCATTTCCGAAGACTCTTGTTGATACGACTATCAGGATCGTTTGCCGTCTTTTCGCTAGTCAGCTTGGCCTTCATGCCGGACATCCTGGCGCAAAAAGACTTCTTGCGTGGCCCACCCTCCGGCTGCGGAGCTTTCAGCCCCGGTTTGCCAGGATTGGCGCGGTTGTAGGAGGCGCGCCCTTTGGCGTTCAAGCCGCCGCTGGGGCTCTTGCCCTCCTTGCGCTGCCAAGTGGGTGTCTTGGCCACGGGTCAGTACATCTTGCACTGCTTGTTACGTGCCTCGCCAACGCCGCGAGGGGCCACAGAGGCGCTGGGCTTCTGATAGTCCTTGCGGGGCGTCTGCTTCGGCCCGCCTTTGCTCATGTCTTGCTTTTGAGCGCCCGGCTGCATTTCGCCTTGGTACTCAGGAATCGACATCTTTGCTGCGCGTCCCATGCTGGGCTCCTTAGCCGTAGAAGAACGTCACCGAGGTGACGTTGGTGAGAGTCACGTATGGATCTGCTTCAAATCGCACACCATCGTTGGGGACGATGATGTAAAGATAGCCGCTGCCCGTGGTGTTGGCCGGGGTGTCAAGCTTGATCAGCTCCGTACCACCTGCACCTCCGTCCTTAAAAGACAAAGACCCGGCAAGATTGCCGAGGACAGCATAGATCCCCTTGACGCGAGCACGTGGGGTACCGATGCCAGAGGCACCGGTAGCCACCATGTTTTTCGCTTTTACGTCATATTGAAAGCCCATCTCAGGCCTCCTTTATCAGGTCAGCAAGCCGAGATTACGCAGGGCTTTGACAACCTTGGCGAGGGTGTAGCCGTCGAACGTGGAGTCTTCGGTAACCGCAGTGCCAGTGCCTGCAACCACCGTGGCAGACGCCACAGCCGTCGTCGGGCGAGCGATCTTGGTGGCGCCGTAGAAACCGATGGTGTCGGTGCCAGCGTTGCCGATGCCCGTGTTGCCGGTAATTTCGACGTTGTTAAACGTCGAGGTGCCGGTGGTGGCGGTCACATTACCAGTGACGGTGCCGAGGAAGCCGTTGTCGGACTTGACTGGGCCTGTAAATCGAGTCTGAGCCATTAGATGTTTCCTTTCAAGTGTGCATACTTGATAGCCAATCTACGAACTGAGCTTATGTCAGATCCCAGCCGTCTGGCCCGTTCTGCGTATGACAGGTCTGAATTGTCAAGAATGAACTTCAACTTGGCAACAAAATTTGGGTCCCCGTGAAAGCGTGCCATCTGCGCATTCGACAAAGTTTTTCTGTACTCGGTGCTTCGGTAATCAAAGGTCGTTGCCCGTCGCCCAAGTCGAATCCTCTGGCGGGACTCTTCGTTGTGGGTTTTACCACGCATCGGTGCTTTTGCAAAGTCGGCGATGTTGTACACGGTCGGCTCATCAAACCATGCCTCCCCCTGCAGAAACTGCTCCTCCAACATGTCAAGTTCCTCTAGGTCTTGGCACTCAATCTCGATGGCACCATAAAAAGCATCTGGGCCGTACTTGTTATAAGCATGCTGCAGGTGCGGATTGGTATGCTTGTTCCACCGCAAGAGCCGAAAGTGCTCTTTTATTCGCTTTTGGACCCGTTGTGACTGGCCAACATAGCACTGCCCCGTGGCGGTGTTTACGATCTTGTAGAGCCCACAAATATCGACTTTGTATGGCATGTACTACCCCCTTTTGTGAAGTATGTGCCATTTTTATTAAAAAGAAAAGGGGGCACAAGGCCCCCTTTCCCGGTTTCCGACGCTGATTAGGCGCCAGGAGAGCCGTAGGCGCCGCGAGGGTCGCTCCAGCCGAAGCTGTAACGCTCGCGAGCCTTGTAACGGACGTTGCCGGTGTCAAAGTCGCCTTCAAAGGCGGTCTTGATCGGCGAACGCTCGAACATCTTGAGGCCGTTGGGGGCATCAGTGATGAGGAACCAAGCGTTGACGTCGGTCAGGTAGTGGTTGACAGAGTAACCCTCCGGGATCAGGCCCATGGACTTGATCGCGTTGATGTCGTTGTCAGCCGTGGCCGTACGCAGCGTGCTCTTCATCAGGCGCTCAGCAGTGAACTGGAGCTCCTTCGGAACGATCAGCTTGCGTGCGGTCAGCGCCACCTTCAGGCCACGTTCGTCGATGAACGCGGCGATGTCGATGATGCCCTGCTCCAGAGACGTCTCGTTCAGGTCCGCGCCGACCGTGGGACGGTTGGCGAAGTTGGCCGACAGAGCCGTGGGGTGGTTGGTAGCGAACAGCGAAACGCCGTCACCGCCCGGGAAGGCAGCGTCGAAGCCGTTGTTCAGAACCGCAGCGCCCTTGACCTGCTTGGTGTGGGCCATCGAACGAGCCATTGCCTTGGTGTAACGGCCAGCCAGTCGGTCGTAGAGGTTGTCCTCAACGGCTTCCTCGGTCAGCGCGAAAGCCATGGCAATCGTCTCGTGGGTGTAGCGCGCAGTGAAGGACTCAATTGCGTTGTCGTACTGGACGCCAGCGCCTTCAGTCTTCACCGGAGCTGCACCGAAGCCGGTCAGCATGACTTCCTCTTCAAACGCACGATCCGAAGTCTCGATGGAGAAGATCTCCTCGTGCTCGTTCTCGTAACGCTTGTACTCCAGACCGAACAGAGCGTTCAGACCTGGCTCCAGCTCTTTAACAAGTTGTGAACGGGTGATTGCCATGATTAGGGTGCTCCATCCGCTGCAACACCGACGCTACCGTACTGATGTTGATTGAGTTTGACAACGACCACTGCATACTGGCCAAGCTCGTTGCCAGCTTGATTGCTCAAGCCAACAATCTTCATGGTCAGTGCAGCCGTCTTGGCGGGAGTGCCCAGCGAGCCAGCAGAGACGCCAGTGATGTTGCTACCAGCGGTAGCAGCAGTCGGGTCAGCGTTCTTGCCGATGTCGGCCTGGGTGATCGTGCCAGCAGCCTGGATCAGGAACAGTTGGCTCGGATCGTCCAGCACTTCGCAGTCGATCTGGCCGATGTTGGGAGTAATATTACCGGGGTAATAGTTCTTCCAGGTCGGCTTGTCAGCGCGAGTGGGGTCGTTGTACTGCACGCCGTTGAACACGCCCGTGGGGGCAGCGTGCGTAGCTGCGTCGTACTTGATGATGTAGCCGTCATAGACGACCACGAGGTCACCCTGGTAGATTGCGGTTGCGTAGCCAGCCTCAATCTGATAACCGTATTGCTTTTGGGCACCGGTCGCAGAAAGGTTGCCAACGGGACGCAATCCAAAGGGCTTATTGACGTTTGCCATTTGTAAGCTCCAAAGATTGATTAGCCAGATTACTCCGGCTTACGGAAGGTGGTGCGCGAACTCCGCTCGGGGCTCTGAATCCGCATTGACGAGTGTGCGTTCTCACGCAGCATCTCGTTATCGACCGCAATCAACTGATCCCGGGCCTTCTGGGCGAAATAAGCATTGCGCTCTTCGACAGTTTCAAGGGGAATGCGGGCCAGCATCAAGCCGCCTACGGAAACCACGCCTGCGTGCTTGCCATCTTCGATGGTAGGCAGCATGCCTTGGTATTCCTCGGGCAACTCCTCCAGTCGGACTAGCTCGTAGCCCTCGCGGAGACGTCCGTAGATGTTTTGCCGGTCATCAAACCCATTGACCTCTGATCGAATCCAGCGATGCTGAAAACCTTCAGGGGCGGGAGGGGCGTCAAGACGTGAAGGAGGCTTCCAAGGGCGGCGACGTGATTCTTTTTCGCGGGAAGCGCGAGAGGCACGGTCGATGGTGATTTTGGGTTCGCTCATGATTTCACTCCTTTACGTACTTGGCATATTCCTCGAGAGGAACATTCAGCTTCTTAGCGATAGCAACTTGGCTCGGGGATAGCCGAACAGTACGGCGCGCACTATTGATTCCGGAACTCCGGGTAGCAGGGGCAACAGCCGGCGCGGAACGCTGTTGTCTGTTGGTTTGTTGCGGACTTTCATCCGGGAACCGCTTCGGAAATTCCTCCCGAAGGCGGCGGTCCAATTCAGTATAGTATTCGTCGCTGTTGGGGTCAAACCCCTCGTTTTCCACAAGAGTTTGGTGGATGCCCCAAGCTCCATAGGTCAGCACGCGATCCTGGCCAAACCACTTATTGCGCGCAGCCCACTCCTCGGCCTTGGGGCTCGGAGCTGCGGCCTGTTGAGGCTGCGGCTGGTACGCCTGCTGAGGCGGTGCGGGGGGCTGAACCTGTTGCGGCTGCTTGATTTGCTGCTCTTGCGTCTGCAGCCAACCCGAAACCTGACGCTGCTCCATCACCAGCTCAGAAAGACGCTGTGTGGCCTCAGTTTCGGTGTCGATGTCGTTCTCTTCGCGGGCCTTCTTGATGATGGCCTTCAGCGTAGCCTGCTGCGTCTCCAAGCGGGTCTTGGCTTCGTTCAGGCGGCTGTAGTCCGTGTGCACCAGCTTCTGTTGAAGCTCCTGCGTCTGCTGCTGCAGGCCGCGGGCGTACTCAATGGCTGCCTGCTCGCGCCGCTCGGACTCCCGCATGCGGGCGGTCAGCTTGGCAATGCGCTTTTGGACCGCATCACTGACGTGATCAAGCTCTTCGCGCTGCTCTCTTTCGGGCTGGGACTCGGCTACTGCCCTGTTGGCAGTCTCCATCTGCTGTTTGGACGAGTCAACGGGCTCGTCCAGAGTGATCTCGGCCGGTTTTTCGTCCGCGCCCAGATCAAACTCAAGTTGTGTGTCGGGAACTGTGTTTGCCATGGTCTACCTCACAGGTGAAGGATGTCTTCGGGGTCTTGAATGCGCGCCAAGATCTCGTCATCGTTCAAGATTCGGATCTCGCCGCCATCAATGTTGAGCCGCGCCCCGGCATACCGGCCAAAAATGACCCAGTCGCCCTTCTGGCACCATGCTCCGTTCGGAAATTTGGCTTCATCCTTGTACGCAAGGTCGCCAACCGACAAAACATACCCGCAGACTGTCGCTACCTGCTCGCGTTGACGCGTTTGATCGGCCAGGACGATACCGCCCTTGGTTTTCTCAGCGCCGCGGTACGGCAGAATGACAATTCGCCAACCAGTTGGCCTGGGAATCCGTTCCAGAACCGATTCCTCGAGCTTTTCCACGCTCAGACTCCCGTCTGTCGTGTAAGCATCGTCCAAAACTGGCTCGTGAGCGGCTTTTTCCTCCGCCCACTTCTTTTCCAGAGCAGTCATTTCCATCAAAAGGTCCTTTTGCTAGTCATCGGCCTTGCGCAGAAGGGACTGAACAGCCTCTTCCACGAACTTGTAGCCTTCCAACCGGCCCATCAGGAACCTGTACTGCTCCATGTCGCGAACACCGCCGCTAATGATCATCGAATACGTGTCCTCACGCAGTCTTCGAATCTCACGCAGCAGAGTTTCTGTGAATTCCAGCATGGATATCCCCATGAAGCAGACAGATAGGCCCCTGTCCGAAGGCTGCGGTGCATATTAGCACCAGTTTCAAGCCAGTTTTACCTTGTTGAACGCGTCTTTGCGATAAACATAGGTTACTTTTGGCTCGGCCGAGGGCTTTTTAACGGGCTTGGGACCGTCTTTGGGCACTTTGGGCGACGACTTGTTGGGTTTTTTGGACATCTGATGCTCCTTTTTGGGCCAATTTCGCTTGCTCGATGGCCATATCGTTGTTTTCCTTCTGCTGGTCGAAGGCCAAACGCTGCTGATCCATCGCCATCCGGGCCTGATCACGCTGACCGGCCTGCTGAATCTCTTGCTCCTTGAGCTTGACCAGCGGATCGGTCTGATCGCCCATCATCTGGGACTGCAGTTGCTTGACTTCCTGGAAGAACTGGGCCACTTTCAGGGCCACCATTGCCTCGCGCTGCAGGGCCGACACCAGTCCTTCTGGGTCCGTGCCGTACTGCTGGAACAACTCAGCTTCCACAGCCTCTTCTGCCTTCAGGCGGATGTGGTCAAACACGTGCTTCTGCAGATTCATGGCCACCTGCGGCATGCCACCAACGATAGGCGACATGCCAAACAGCAAGTGAGTCATGATGTGCGCATCATGCTGCTGGCCAGCGAAAGCCTTGAGCGGTGAGCCATCCAGCGCCTGCGAGTTCTCACTGGCCGGATCCTTGGGCTTGTCCACGTTCTGCGTGTTCAGGATCTGATCGATATCCCGCACGCCGATGGCCTCGTACATCCGGCGGTATGCCTCGTACATGTTGTGCATCTGCGGCGCGCTCTGCGCGAGCTGCAACTGCGTCTGCGCCATGGTGATGCGTTGCGCCACCGAGAAAATGTTGGGGTCCGACACCGGCAGCACATCGATCCGGTCATCAAAGTCTTTGGCTTTGATGAAGCGGCTCTCGCCAGGAACGTCGTACGGATACTCGGGCGGCAGGTACTCAGCGAAACCCTTGGCTAGAAGCTGGAACTCTAGCTTCTGTGCGTAGTGCAGGCGCTTGTGGATGGCCGACATCACGCTGGAGCCCTTCTCCAGCAGCGCAATCGTGGTGCCCACGGCAGCGTTTTGATTGCTGTCGCCCACCTGCATATCGGTGATGCTCGACAGACGACGGCCTGCATCCACGCAGAAGCCCAACAGCGTGAACAGCGTCTGGCTCGGCTCCTTGTACGGCAGCGGCAGCAGCGACGAGTTGATCTCCGCGCCGCCCGTATCAATATCCCGGAACTCCCCAGGCTGCAGCGGCATGTCGTCGTTCATGATCCGCGCGCCCTTGGCCTTGAAGCCAGCAGGCAGGTTCGACAGCGTGCCCGCGTCGATCAACTGCTGCAGCGCGGCCGACGCCGTCTTGCTCAGGCCACCAACCAGATGCAGGAAGCCCAAGCCATACGCACCGGGGCCCTGAACCAGCAGGTAGTGCACGTAGTACTGGCAGCGACGATAGAGCTCGTCACCCTGCTTCCAGTTGCGGCGGATACCCACCACGTGGTTCGTGACCTCATCAATCGTCACGATGTACGGTAGCTTGATGCCCGTGGCCTCGCCGTCTTCCTTGTGCTCGAAGCCCGGCAGGTCATAGTCAACCTGGAACTCCAACAGCACGATCTCTTCATCATCACCACCCGTGGGCACGATGCCCACGACGCGGTCCTGCTCTTTCTGGATCACGTTTTGGCTTGTCTCAGCCACGGCCTGTGCTTGAGCGGTATCCAGATACTGGCCACGGACCACGGCCCGGCGATAGGCATTCACCGGCATCGTCACGCGGTGCGTGATCCGGGAGCATTCGCTCATCACGCTCGAGCCGTTGTACGGGATGTACAGATCCTCCGGCAGGATCAAGGCGCTCGTCATGCGGCCCTTGTCCTCGCAGTAGTACACCTTGCGGAAAGCCGAGCCGCCATATCCCACGTAGAACAGGAGCTGGTCGAAGTCCGGCGTGTACTCCTCCATCACCGTGGTGATCTGGTAGTTCATGAAGTCCTGCACGCGCTCGGCCTGCATCAACTTCTCACGCGTTTCCTTGCCCAGGACCTGCGTACGCACGGGCCCGCCCGCGGGCATCATTTCCTTCAGCGCCTGCGCCTGGAACTGCACCACGCTCTCGGTCAGCAAGGGATGCTGAACGGGGCACGCGCCCTTGAATGGCTTGGTGCGCTCCTCAAACGAGAAGCCCAGCAGCTTCAAGCCCTTGCCATACTGGTCTTCCCACTGCTTGCGCGAAGACTTGTCTGCCTCAAACAGAGCCATGAGCTCCGAGGACATGGACTGCAGCACAGACGGATCGACAACCTCAGCGAGGTTGCTGTCGAAGGGGACCTTGTCGTCCTCTTCCTTGCCAATCCCAATCACCACCTCGCCTGTTTCGGCATCGAACTCGATGTCCACATCAGGCAGCGCCTCTTCCATCTCGATTTCAACGTCACCTACAGGCAACTCATCGACGGTGATGTTCTTTTCAATCGGCATGGTTATTCCTTCGACTTCGTCACGTTTTTATACGCTTGCAGGATGAGGGGGCTGACTGCGTCCTCAAGATAGCGGCGGCCTTTGGTTGCATCCATCACCTTGTCCATGTCAATTTCCACAAAACTAGAGCCGCCATTTAAACGCCGCACCTCGTTGCGAACGGCCTGTGCCAAGTCGAGGCTTATAGGCAGAGAATTGGACCGCAAGATATGCGAAATAAATGCCGTGGCGGCCGTCAAGCCGATCCCATCCAGGTTGTCCACCGCGTTTTCCAGATCGTACTGGCGGTCGAGATCCTTGACAAACTGCTGAACTTTGCCGACGTACGGCTCTTTCTGCAACTTCGTCTCGTTGTTGAAGCCTTTGATCTCCGTAATGCTGACGTTTGCGGGCTGTGACCGAGCCCATTGCTGGAACTCCGGGGAGTTCAAGACGGCATCCTCGTAGTAACTGGACCAGGGGTCCATGCCCTGAACGGCGGCAGGTTCCCCTTCAAACCGGAGGAAATCCTTGATGCTCGGCTCTGCACGGTTGATTGTGAGTTGCGCCTTGGGCCGTGCTTTGCTATCAAACAGGATCGATAGGCGGTTCTCGCCACTGCCGTAGTCCAAAGCATGGTGCTCTTCTCGCGTACACCAGTTCCCGTCACAGCCCACATCCTGAACAATTTCACGCACGCGGGGATACGCCTCCAGGTCGGGGGCATTGATCATCACATACCCGTCGTCAAAGACTTTCTTATCAAGGCTTGCATCTTCAAACAGGGCTTTAGACGCCATGCGCTGGCGCGTTTCCTGCCGCCATGCGCCAAACTGGGCTACGCGCTCAGATGCCTGTGCGGGGGTTAGACCCTCCAACGCGGAGTCCATAAGACGATACTGCTCAGGAACTGTTTTTGGCGGCTGGCCGTAGGCGCTGTACTCCTTGGGCTGCTGACGCATTTCCAACATCGATTTTTTTAGTCCCCTCAAGTCCATATGCCCCAGTCCCGGCTGGAAGCTATAAAGGGGCATTGACGGGTCTTCGGTCACAAACCGGCGAAGCCCTGGCGGAACCATCTCCATCTTCATCGACGCAACGTCTTGAATTTCTGTCGGATAAATGCCCAAGTCTGAGTAGTTCTCCATTATCCTGCCCAGCTGAGTCTTGGCCATCCCGGATTCAGGGAAACCGGCGCCCTTTCGAGTCAGCCGAAGCACTTCCCCCGTCCAATCACGACTTGATAGCTCGTCTGCAGGCGTAAGGGCCCCAAGTGGGAAAATGTGAGATTTGCGCCCCTCTTCCGCAGCTTTTACAAACGGGTCATTTTCTGTGCCAATGTCCCGGCGCAAGTACATGGCGATCTTCTGATCGAACCACTTATTCAGCACCGGATCGGACGTATTGCTGAGGTTATCCATGACGTACGCTGACACCGGATCGCCGTACTGTTCCACCGTCTGATAGTTGGTTTCCGGGCCAGTTACAAACCGGCGCTCTTGAATGAAGCTGCCGCCCGGCAGCCGCACCGCACCACGCTGCGAGCCCATGCTGCCACTGAGAAGGGGGTCCCGCTCCACGGGCCGCGTGGCCATCTCTGCCAACATCTTGGCCGCCTGCCCGGTCTTCTCCACACCCTTGACCGCGGTCCGCGTAGCACCAGCCGGGTTCACCAGATTGCTGCCAATATCCCCCGCCGTGTAGAAGGCCCGCAATGTCGGATCCGTCGGCTCAGGAAACGCCACGCCCGCTTGACGCGACTTTTCCTTCAACCATTCGCTGCCCATGACGGGCTTCTCGACGTTGTAGCCCAGCGGCCGCATCAACAGAGTAGCGATATCCACCGGCGCACCGACGATGTTCTGCGGCAACAAGGTCGCGCCCTTGGCTGCTTCCGCCTGCGCTTGCCCAGACTGCAGCGCCTCCGTCACGCGCCCCGCCTTGCGGCCCTTGCCAGAACTGGGGACGATACCGAACGCAGCCTTGCTTGCACGCTCCAATTCCTCGGCGGTGGGCTCATCGCTGACCTCACCGCCTTCCTTAAAACCCAGCTTGCCGCGGATGAAACCCATCACGCCTTCAGGCTTCTCAGGAATCGGCGTGTACGGACTCAAATCCCGCGCATCCAAGCGCGTTTGACGCAACCCAGTCAGCGAGTTGTACACCTCGCGGACTTTCTTGTCCTTGAAGATCGTATTGCGCAGCGTCGGATCCTTCGTCAGATCCGTGTTCCGCGACTGCTCCACCGCAGCCAACTCAGCGAGCTGCTCAAACAGCAGGTTCGGCAACAACGGGCCCTGAAACTCCCGCTGCCTTGGATTGAAGTACCCGCTCGTGATCCCATAAGTGTTGCGCAAGTAGTCCTGCAGCCCCAGCGCCTCACTAACAAACCGGCGCCGCGCCTTTGGATCCCCCATCAACTCATCAAACTTTGTGTTGATGGAGCGCGCATTTCCCAACCCACGCTTGGCCAGCACATGCTCAGCCTCATGCGCCCGCGTGTGCAACTCATCCATCGCAGGGCGACCCGGCTTCAGGAACACCACGTCCTGCGTCGGCACACCCTTTTCGCCCCTCAACGCCGACACCGCATACCCACGAGTGTTGGAATCCAAGTCCTGCAAAGACTTGTCATACATGGCCCGCGCGCCAGGAATTGTGGACAACGTGTACGGCAAAGAAACACTGGCCGGTGCAGGATACAAAGCCGTCACCCTGCGTGGATCTGCTTGAATAATGGCCTGCTGCGTTTCCTCATCCAACTTTCTAAAATCCCGCAACCGGGACTGCGCCGTGCCCTGATTGACACTTGGTCCGCGGTCCGCGACGATCTCTTGGGCAGCCACTTCCCCGCCTTCGGCATAAGCAGGCGGGGTGTCATAACCCACAGCTATAAAGCCACCCTCGGCCGCGCGCACCGGTTCAGGCTCCGAACCGAACGGGGAGCTGTACGGCATTGCCAACATCTCCGGCGATACCTTGCGGCTGCTACTGGCCAGCCACTGCTGCGCCACACTCGGGCCGCGCTCGTCATACTCCCGGCCCTTTTCCTCCCGCTCCGCTTCATCAGCCAAGAAGGACAGCGCCAGAGCAGCCTGATAACTCGTACCAAGGTCCGCGGTCCGCTGTACAGGAAACGCAAGAGGGCCACCACGGGCCGTCGGAGGCCGCTGAGCAGGCGCTGGTGTTGGCGAAGCAGCAGGCTTTGACGACCTGTCCGCTACCCGCTCACCACCCAACGTCGATTTGATCTTGTCAATATAACTGCGCGTCTCAGACGGCAACTTCTTCGGATCCGCACCAGCAGCAATCCACTTGTCCGTGTTCCCCGGACCCCAGTTGTACGCAGCCAGAGCCTTATCCAGCTCACCATACTTGTCCAGCATGGACTTCAAATAGTCCCGACCAACACGCGCCAACTCCTCCGGCGACCTATCCTGCGCCGGAGCTACTCCATATCCAGGCGACTTCGCCGTCCCCGGCATCACCTGCATCTCACCCTGAGCACCCTTGGACGAAGTCAACAAGTTGCCCTGCTTGTCAAAACGCCGACCACCACTCTCGGCCAGCATCACCGCATTCACAATCGCATCAAAAGAATCCTGGGCCATGGTCCGCGGTC